GCTGAGTTGTCAGAGCCGCCACCAAAAAGTCCGCTCATGGCCTGGTCCTCGCGAGCATAATGTAGTCGGAGCCATCCGGTCCGTATGCCTTTAGTACACCTTCTCGCTTGAACTTCAAAGCTTCGGCGAAGCGAACCGATAGCTGATTGCTTGCCTTTACAGTGATCTGCAATCGCTTCGCCTGCAGATCGATTTCGATCTGATCAAAGACCGATTGCGCCCGCCGGATCGTTGCTATCGGATGACGCTCGACGATATAGCTGGTCAGCGCCCAGGCCTCCCACACACCAGACCAATAGGGCAGGAAACCCCAACACATCGCGACGCCTTCGCCCTCGACGATCGCCGTGAAGCATGGACCGCGCTGCGTGTATATTTTCGTGCGCTCGATGTAGTCTTTCATCGTCGCAAGATGGCCCAGCTCATCGGGCCGCAAATCCATTGCAGCGACGTGATGCCAGGTGAACGGAACGACGTCGACGCGCAGCATTAGAACACGTCAAAGTCCATGGGCGCGATGATTGCGCCGCCGCGTGCGCCATACGGCGTGCGGCCGCGCGTGATATATTTATGCTCGCCGCCGCCCATCATGCAGTACCCAAAGGCGTCGCCAACGTGCGAGTGCTCATTCTTGTGCGGGCTGTCTTTGAACCGCTCATGGCCGGCACCGACTGCCACGCGTTTAAAATGATAGCCGCCGGCAAGAGATTTGCGCAGCCGGTGCAATTCTCTGTGGACAAGTAGACCAGGTCGACCATTGACCAGGCGCTGCATGGGAGCGGCACCCGCCTCGCGGCGCACCATGAAATCGTTCGAGGCCGTCGGCTGCGCTTTGAGGCCGACCGACTGCAGGTGCTCAAAGGCAGTCACCTCAAAGATTTCGTCGCGCTTGGCGCCCGCCGGGTCACCCCAGATCAGCGCCCGATTGGTGCGGAACTTGGTATTCAGTTCAGACAGCAACATATGCGTAAACCGCTCCAGGCCCATCGAGAAGCTCACCAGCTCATGCACAATGTGCCACCGGCCCTCGATCTTCTGCGCAAACACGGCGGCAGGCGTCAGACCAAAGTCGAGCCCGATGTGGACCTCTTCACCTTCCACAATGCGCAGGTCGTCAACCATCGTCGAGTCATCGTATTCGGACCAGACGGGTCGGCCTTCCTGCACATAGACGTATTCACCCTGCGCATAGCACCTGATCCAGTCGAGATTCTTGCCCGCAAGCTGCTGCGCATAATAGCCGGGCGGCAGGTTGTTCACGTTCTCGGCGTTTGGGTTGTCGATCCAATGCTTGCCCGCCGCGAAGATCGTCTGGCCCTCTTCACCCTCGACCGTGTCGATCACGCCGCCGGGCTGCTTAAAGAAGGTCCAACGATATGGGCCACGGATCGGCTCTTTCTCGGCGACCTTGTACCACCAGTGATCGTCGTCCATCGGATTGGTGTCCATCCAGATGCCGCGCCACGTCGGGCCGCCATGTTGTTTGGTCGGGAAGCGACCCACGCGGTGCGTCAATCCATCGATCACCGCTTTTGGCAGTTCGCGCGCCTCATTCACCCACGCGCCGGTCAGTTCAAGCGACAGCAACTTGCGCACATCTTTCGGCTGATCGAGCGCGAGAAAGATGACCTCACAGTCGATGCCTGGCACATTGGGTCGCGGCGGCAATTTGATGTGATGCGTAATTGGTGGCGACCAGCGCATTGGCCCCCACACATTCTCAGGAAACAGCTCGGCCCAGGTCTTGATCGTTGTCGTGCGCAGTTCAGGATAACTGTTGCGCACAATCACGAAACGCGAATAGCGCACATTGTCTATTGGCGAGGGCTGTTGCTTGACGGCGCGCAAAATAATCTCTGCAGCACTCGCATATGACTTGCCGGAGCCAACCGGCCCTAACAGTCCGCGCACAAAGCTGTCGTCATTCAGAAAGCGCCACACGGTCGGTGACTTTGAGAAGTCGAGATCAAGACCCTGCAGCGCCTCTTGGTCGGCGGTGCCTTGGCGCTTGCCGCGTGGCGAGCGATCCGTTGCGCGATTAGTTCGAGCCACTGACGATCTCCTCCAAGCGCTCTTTACCGTCTGCGCTGATGAAGTAACCAGTCGAATGGATTGTGTGGATCTTCACACCATAATGCGCGAGGCGCTGTCGAAGCTTGCAGATCGCTACCTTGACGCGCAGATGGATATCACTCTCAGCATCATCGCGACCTTCGAGCTGCGCCCACTCATTCATCACGCGCGCGAGATATTCATGCGACGCAATGTCGGTACGATAAAGAGCGTGCAGGATCTCGCGCTGTTGCGGCGTGATCAACATTATCGCAAACGGGTTTGACAGTGGACGCAGAGCTTTGCGAAGCTGCACGTTCTCTTCTTCCAACAGCGCGATCTTTTCGCGTAACATCTCTTCAGTGTTCAACATTAATCTGCCCTCATCGCGTCAAGAGCGACGCCTCGATAGTTTGTTGGGTGCACGCCATCAGCCGTCTTGAACGCACGCAGCTCAACCATGCCATCGCCATACGCATCAGCCACGCGCCGCACTGCGCCGCCTGCATGCGAGTGATACGGCACAATCCAAACGACCCATTTGGCATTTATACTTGCACGCACTCGGCGCAGATTGCGCAGAAGCTCAGGATCAAACGGATCATTGCTGCCGAGCGAAATGATGACGTGATCTGCACTGACGCGCTTGATGATGGCTGCCTGTGTCGATGACGCGCGGCCAACTTGCGCTGCCACCTTGCATGGTGTGTGCAGAGCAATCCCAACGCCGATGCTGTCGCCGATGATCAGGCAGTCAGTCATCTTTCTTCTCCCCTAGTGCAGCGCGGGCAAGTTTGACTGTATGTTCTTTTTCTGGATCGCCAAGATGATTGATAATCATGTAATCGCATTTTTCATCTAACAACTGGCGCAGTGCAAGTTCTAAAAATTCAATACGATTGGCTGCATCTGCAAGCTTTTCAGCATCAGTCTTTAACAGCCCATACCCATTATATCCGCTGTCAGTTTCCCAACCAGTTTCATTGGGGTCACGGCTTACTGTCCAAACAGCGGCGTCAGGATCATCAGGATAGTTGCAATGCTTATCTATTGTGACATACCATTTATCCATCTTTCTTTTCCCCTAGTGCAAGGCGCGCAATTCCGTATGAGCAATACTGCGGTGCTTGGCAGTCGCAATCCTCACCGTCGCAAGCAATCTCCCGCAGCGCAGCTTCCAGCGCCTCAATGCGGTCAGCGTCATGTTTGCGGCCAATCTGCGAACCGTCCAAAGCACGGGTATTCCAATACAATTCATGCTCTAAAACTTTAACACGCGCTTTCAACTGCACAATTTCTTCCACTTGATTTGCCAAAAGCCTTTGCACCCGTGATGCTTGGGTTTCTTCCTTTGCCGCATCAGTTGTGTAGTCGTTAAAAACTTCTCCCCTATTAGTCATCTTTCTTCTCCCCTAGTGCGGCGCGATCAAATGCTGTCTCTGCCTGTTTAGATGCAATCAAGTTTTCTTTTGATCGATCTTTGAAATAAGTTTTTTGCTTTTCGCGCATATCAACGCCAAGCCGCAGCACCGCTTCCAGCTCCTCAATGCGGTCGGCGGCTTGTTCCGCTGTGCGTCCCGGTTCACGCCACCAGTCTTTGACTTCTCGCAGCCGCTTCACAAGATCATCAGTCATATCTTGTCGTCCTCTTGCAGCGCCTGCTCGGCCCACATCGCGAGGTCTTCTTCATCTGACCTGTTGCTATTGGCAATCTCGTATAAACGCCCGCGCAAGTTATCAATGCGCAACTCAAGGCCCGCAATTTCGTCCTCAAGCATCTCGATGCGACGCAAGAGCTTCTCGTTGTCGTTAGCTGCCGTCATGGTCGCGGCTCCCCGTTGATCGCCGCCTTGCGCAACGCACGCGCGATGTCATCTGCCAGTTGTCTCGCCTGCGCTCCCCTCAGAGCGTAGTACCCCTTCAGCATCGCCGTCGCTTGTTGATACGCCCAGTCGCCCGTCGGCGTCGGCGCGTCGATCGGGAATGGATGCCGGGCCACGTAGGTTGATCCCAACGAGGCTTGGTCGCTTGTCTTGATCGTCTTCTCCATTGAGCAAACCCTCCACCTTTGCCAGAACTCGCAACGCCGAAAGCTTGTCGTGCATCTCAACCTCGATCTGGTTGCCATGCTCCATCGGCGTGACTTTGATCTTCTTGATTGAACGACGGGCGCGCTGCGAAAGTTGATCGGAGTCGATCACGTCGACGCGCTGCTTGCCGTTGGCATCAACGTACCAACTCACAACGTCAGTGATCTGCGACGCAGCAATCGCCTCCAGCTCTTGCCGCACAGCCTCGCGCTTCTCAGTGTTCGCTGATTGAATGTCGCGGCGCGCTTGTCGTGTCGTGATCGCCATCAGCGCACGACTCCACGGTTGTGATCGCGCTTCGGGAAGAAGACCATCACCCCACCCTTGAGAATGAAGTAGAGCGTCTCGGCATCTAACTCCCGCGCCTCATCGAGCGAGCGACCGGACCTGATCATCAGGA